GAATGAACCTGTGGTAGAAACTACTGTAGTGCCAGAGACATCCCAAGTCACGTCCTGCATGCTCAAGTCGCCTGTTGCGCCGTTAATGTCGGTTGTACCATTCACAAGAACCGTCATTGTATAGAGCGGATTTGTTGCAGAAACTGCAGTTCCTTTGTTTTGTAGTAAAACTAAAGTTACATTAGTTCCCCACGCAGCTTGAAGAGTCTGTAAGACGCTTGATGTAGCTGTGTCATTTAAAAATGAAAGTGTGACAGAAGATGCTTCAAGACCCTTTACGAATCTGTGACCTGAATCACCCATAGCAGTGACTTCCAAACTATCAAAATTTCTATTTAAAGTAATGTTATTGACATGATCTGAGAGATCAACGCTATTGACTTTAACGCCGACCCCATTGTTCATAAATACGGCCATGATTTATTCCTCATCCTTCTTGGTTGATGGCTTTGCTTTTTCTTCTTTTGGATCTGGTATCTGACCAATTTTGATCAAGAAGGCTAGATCCTCTGCTGATAGGTCAGACATATTAGCTCCAACTCGTTACTAGGCTGATTTGCATTTCGCAACTCAGTAAATCTCCAGACGCCACAGATAAAACCTGTGGTGCTGAAATACTACCTACATTATATGCGATGGTATCGTTTTCTGTGGCAGTAAATAATGCATTGAACATAGTGACCACGGCAGATTCGATACCTTGTAAATTTCCCTGATTATCGAAAAGTGGAACGGTAATTAATAATTTAAAATTAGCAGTCGGGCCGACTGTTGCCCATGAATCGTTGCTTGGTGTTAAATATGGATCATCAGGAACTACAACAACACTATTTGCTTGAATTGTTGCAGGAGGATATGCAAATACTTGATAAACAGTGTTTGCAACAAGAACATCTGCAAGAGTTTGACGAAGTGTTGTGATTGCTGGAACTGTCATGTCAGCCCACCATAGCGCGAGGATTCATGTACCCCGCAATTAAGCCTCTGACTTTTGCGAGCATTGTATTTCCGAGACGATAAGGAGATGGAGTATATCCATCGACACTGACGCCCCCTGATGCTGGAGCCTGACGTGCTTGCCAAACATCGATTGCCAACATAAGTGCAGCTTGATTAATTGCAGGAGTTGTCGCGTATGAAGTCTGTTTTGTATCTACCCCTGCGCAAGTTCCATAAGGCACAACTAAATGATATGGATCATCTGCATGAGTTAAAGCAAATTGAATTAAAGAATATCCGCGTGGGAATGTAAGAATGTTATATGGGAATGCAACAAAATAAGGGAATGTAGCTGAGCCTTGAGTATAAGGCCACGTTGAAGTGATTGTCTGAGTTCCGTTGTAAATGCTTCCGCTATTTGTAATAGTTACTGTTTGACCTTTAACATAAGATCCAGAACTAGATAAAACCAGTGTTGCAACGTTGCTATTAATAGTCGCGCCTACTACTGGAATTGAATCAAACCAAAGATATTGATTAAGAATATCTTGAGCAGTTTGGCAGCATGACTCTAAATCAGAATCGCTATATAGCGTTCCAATTCCAAGTGTAGAACGTAACTGTGCAACAGTGACGTAATTGGCTGCCATGATTTTCCTTTCTAAAGACTCTAGGAGGGTGAAGGGCTCCGCACCCTCCTAGAGCGACTTAGGTATTGCTTAGACTAGGTTAAAGCGGCGAATACCAGCAGCTTGCTTAACAAGTGCTGAGCCGTAACCATAGATGGCTGTATTAACGGCCATATTTGACACAACATTTACTGAGAAGTAAGAAGTTGGTGATTCGTACCATGTAACAGTTTCTGGAGCAACAATAAATGCTGACTCATCAATTACTGTTGCAACTGCATTGTGATCAACATAAAGTGAAAGACCCAATACGTTACCCTTGATGCTTGTTGGATTTGCAGAACCTGCATTGTTCATTGGATTAGATGCATTGTAAATTGGTCGCCCAGTTGAATCTGTTGCGCCCATCAGCAAACTCCACTGACCTGTTCCAGCGATGTAGTTCTGTGCAAAATATGAAGTTGCTGCATAGCAAGCTGCTGATTCTGTAGAAACATATGAAATGATTCCTGCAGAAGTTGCTGCTGTTGTTGCTGCTAAAGTTCCACCAGCAGTTAGAGCTGCAATTAATGCAGAATCTGTTGCTTGAAGATATGCACGTTGTAACTGGATTGCCAATTCGTCAAAGAAAACAGGATCAGAACGTTCTAAAAGCTCCAACGAAATTAGTTGAGAGCCTGCATATTTTTTAACAGTTCCTGTAATATATGCAGATTCCATCGATGTACCTGCTGGATCAGCAAGTTCATTAACTACTCCAACAGTTGGTGCAACAGTCAATTTTGGAACATTGAATGTCATTCCAGAAGTTGGAAGTGCTTGACGAGATACTGCGTCGATTGCAGGGCGATTAAAGTTCGTGTTTGAAACGAATTCACGCATGTATTGAATTGGATTGAAAGCAGGGTTAGTTGTAAATGTTTCTGATGCTGTTAGATCTTCTGATGCTGCGACCCATAGCTTTGATTCATCATTACCCATAGCTGCTTTGATTTTGTGTTCTGTGTAACGACCCATTGAAGTAATACCGTGACGAACACGAGTAGTTCCTTCTCCGTAAGGCACAGAAGCCTTGATTGTTGGACGTGAGGCATCTGCAACGCTTGCGGCTGCCTCAGTTGTTGCGGCGGTTGTATCTTCTGACACAGTTGCCTCACTTTCGTTGGTTGATTCGGTTTGTTCTAATGCTCGTTCTTGAACTTGAATTTCTTTCAAGCCATCAACTGCGTTAGAAATTTGTTCGATGAGAATATCTTCTTGAGTTTCAAGAGATTCTTCTGCTACATCGGTTGGATCAGTCATATCACCCATTTGAGCCGCTACTTCTAAAACACGGGCTTCGTCAAAAGCTGGAGATTCGACAAGGCTGACTTCTTTTAAAATGGCACTAGAGACGACTAAAACGCCATCTTTACGATCGCGTGAAGCAATAACTTCAACGCCTACTGATAAGCCATCAATTAATTGCTCGGAAGCCATAACTAGATAGTCTTGACCTTTACTTGAGGCAGAAACTTTAAATACGCCATCAATTCCTGTAGCAGTTTCTTTAAAAGATTGAGCGCGTCCGATTGGATCATTTGTGTTGTGCTGTGCAAGCAACTTGATCTTGGCTGTAGATGGGATCTGTATTGAACCGCGCTCAAATATAACTGCTCCGACTGATGTGTTACCGACAGAACCCCACGGCACAATTTGCCCTGCAATAATTCTACGTCCAGTATCGCTGGATTCGATGTTGCTGCTAAACGTTAGGTGCATCGGCTTCTTGGCTTCCATCAGGAGTTAATCCTTCCATCTCTTTTGCTTGATTAAGGTCGATCAGTTGTAGCTGTAGCAGTTTCTCGGTAACTGCCAAGCGATCTTGTGGATTGGCGCGAAGGAATGTCTCATCAACAGCAAAACGAACTACTTGGCCTCTTGGTGTTAAATCATCTAAAGATAAACGATCTTCGATTGCTGAAATATATGGTTGTAATGTATAAGCAAAAAATTCTTTGCGAGCATCAAGAATGTTTTGATATGTACTTGAACGCATAGTTTCTGCGTTAATCATGTGTGCTGGAATATTCATCGCACGAGCAATTTGTGCAGCTAAAAACTGAGCCGCGTCGTTGTACATCATATCTTTAGGAGAAAATGATGTTGGAACATAATCTAAAGTGGAAGTTAAAAATGCAGTCGAACGATTTTGACGTGCATTTTTCCAAGTAGCAAGTAATCCTTGAATTTGACTATCTGGAAGATCCGCACCGTTATTTTTTAAATAGCCAGACGGTTGTGGAGTTTGTGATGCAATATTTGCAGCTTTTTCAATATCTAAAGCTGATTGAATTGTACGACCTGCCCGAAGAAGAACGCCTTGATCCATCGCTTGAAATGTAACAAGTGAACCCACGCCAGAATCTGGAACGCGAATATTGTTCACCATGTAATAATCAACTTCTTGCGAATATTGATCTAATTTGGTAGTGACTCGATTATTTTGAATCCATTCAAAACGTGCAGGACGGTTATCGTCTGCATATACTTCGGTAACGCGCCAGAACGCACACCCATACATGATTAAACTATCAGTAGTCCACGCTATCGTTACAGAACGAGGAGCACGGACATCAGGTTGATTAACCCAAGTAGGAGATAGTAATTCTTTACCAGTAGATCCAGAATAAAGTTCTAATGGAATTGATGCGATTGTGCCTTTAATAAGATTAAGACATTGTGCTACTGCTGGAA